GTGGCGCCTCGTATCTTTGTGGAGCGCAAGCAATAGGGATTGCTTGGGCGCAAAGGACGAAAGTAATAACCAACCAAAGGGACTACGGATTTATGAATGGCGTCGGGGTAGAAGAAATACGTGGTGTTAGCAAGCTCAGATTTGGTACAGATCCTACTGTTGACACTACAAAACCTGTCGACAATGGGATTATGACTGTTTGGTCTGCGGCTGTTGCCGACGCTTAATGATGTGCTAGACTAAAGCGAAGCCAGGGGGTGTCTCACCACCTCCTGGCCTCTGACCGCAACTGACGATGGAGGCGTCAATTATGGCTGAGTTGTGCATACCGTATACCGGGCCAGTGGTCACGCGGGACGAGGCTAAGGCTCTCGGTCTTACGCGGTTCTTCACAGGAAGGCCGTGTAAGCATGGTCACCTAAGCCAACGAACCACCTGCAACGGTGGCTGTATCCGGTGCAATGCGATCACGACACAGGCTCTCTACCGCATCGAGGGGCCGGAAAAGCGCCAGAGACGCTTGGAGACCACGCTGGCATGGATCGCTGGCCGCAAGGAGGAACGACTCGCCTACGGCCGCGAGTGGGCGAGAGTAAACAAGGCAAGAAAACGTGCGCAGCAACTCGCCAATAGAGAACGACTAAACGAACTTGCTAGAGCGGCGAGAGAGCGCAACCCCGGACTAGCCAATGCTCGCTCTGCTCGTTACGCCCGTTCCCCTAAGGGAAAGCTTAATGGGGTTATGGGAGAACAGCGGCGCAGGGCGCGGAAGCGTGCTGCAGAAGGTTCCCACACGGTAGATGAACTCAAAGCCCTGTTTCAGCGTCAACGTGGCAAGTGTGCATATTGCGGCGTCTCTATCCGCAACGGCTACCATATCGATCACGTGATCCCGCTGGCACGCGGTGGTTCTAACTGGATCGCCAACATCGCGTTGGCCTGCGCCAAGTGCAATCTGACCAAAAGTGCCACCGACCCGATCGTCTTCGCACGGCGTCTCGGCAAGCTTCTCTAGCCTTCAACACAGGAGACATTCCATGGAAGAACAACACACGCCGCGTCGTGAACCTCGGCCGCTGCCAGCCGTATCGGCGTCCATCACCGCGGCTGCGGCGGAACTCGGCATCGAGCCGCCCTCGCCCGAACAGATCGCCGGCATCCAGGGTGCTACGGTGGTGCTGCCGCCGGACAGTGCCGCATCGGCCGGCGCCCGCGGCGTCTACGACAACATTGAGCACAACACGATGCTGCGTGATGCGGGATACGTGGAGCTGGGCGTTGATCCGGCCGACCCTGGCGCTGAGGTCGAGGTGCCACCAGAGGGCGGCAACGGTGGCAACGGTGGCACGGCCACCGCGCCGGTCAACACCACCGTGCCAGCGGTCACCCAGGCCGGCGCCACGCTGACCTGCACGCAGGGCGAGTGGAGCGGCGAGCCCACCAGCTACGCCTACGCCTGGCAGGTCAACGGCACTGCCGTCGGCACTGACGCCGCGACCTACGACGTGCAGGCCGCCGATGTGGGTGGCACAGCGACCTGCACGGTGACTGCGACCAACGCGGCAGGCTCGGCGGCAGCGCCTCCGTCAACCGGCGTCGTGGTGGCCTGAGACAGTGCCGGGGGGGCGGAACCAACTGGCGCCTCCACCCCTGCTATCCGGCGGCCCGGTGTGGTCGGATAGCGGTGGAACGCCTGCGTCTGGTCCGATCCCGAGCGGCTCTCCGGGCTGGTCGTTCGGCGACTTCCAGCAGTTGCCGACAACGCCGCCACAGCAGACCTACACCGGAGCGATCCCGACACCGCCGAACAACTACGCGGCCACCAGCGCGGAGGTGCCGCATGACTACTACCAGATGCAGCAGATGATGAACCAGGCGGGGCCGAACAACCCGCAGCTCAACCAACTACTGCAACTGCTCTATCTCCGGCATCAGGGGCGCACATGACAACCAGCGTTGGAACCATCGCGCAAATTGCTCTGCGCCGCCTTGGCGTGCGCGTGGTGCCCCTGGACGACTCGCCGACGCTGACTGAGATGGTTTCATTCGACACCATAGCGATCGGCGCCTTGATCGAACTTGGTGTGATCGCCTCGGACGAAACGCCAGCCAACGCCGACATGGACTTCATGCGCGACAAGGTGGCCTCGGTGCATGCGGCGTTGGACGCGCAGGGCGTGGTGTGGTGGCCGGTCGGCTCCGTGCCTCGGGCGTTCACCGAGGAATGCACGAAGTTAAGTGCCGCGATGGCTGGCAGCAGCTTCGGCAAGGCCATTGATCCGGCGATCGTGGCGATGCTGGAGGGACGCATCCGCAAGGGTGCCATGGTGCTGTCGGCCGACACCAACGCCCAGCAGGCGGTGCAGGCAGTCCACGACGACCTCGTTATGCGCGGCATCGCTCGATGGACCTCGCTGGACATTCCAGACCCTCTGGCTGACCCCTACGCCACACTGGCGGCCGATGCGCTGGCTCCGCTGTTCGGTGGCGACACCGATCCACGCGACACCCAGGACGCGATGGTGGCGATCTACCGGTATGTGGCGTTGCCCAGCAGCGGCGAGACGGTGTCGGTGGCGTACTTCTAAATCCCACGAGGTGCGTGATGGCTTATAAGCTTTCGTACAGCGATTACAGCACGACAACCGGGCCGCCTGATCCGGCTGCGTGGGTCGGACCACCTGGGCCTATGGGCCCGCCTGGGCCGCAGGGCGTCCCAGGTCCGATGCCAGAGGGCGGCCCGTTCCTGCCGCTGACCGGCGGCACGGTGACGGGCAGCGTCCACATGGGTGCCGATCAACCGAACTACGTCACCATCGCAGGCGGCGCGGCGGGTTCGTCCCCGACGATTGCCGGGGCGGGATCGTCGGGCGATCTAGTGGTAGGCCCGGCCGGAAATGGTCGCCTGTGGACGTGGATCGGTCGTACCTATCCAGCATCGCACGCTGAATGCGTGCGGTTCGACTACCAACTTGGCGGGGCCGTCGCCGGGGGTCAGCAACCGATCACAGAGTTTCACGCCATCAACAGCGATACCGCCGATGCATCAGCCGCTCAGGGCGGCGGTCTCGCCTGGGTTGGCGTCTCTGGCTCGCTGAATGCTGGTGCGGTCGGCGGTCGCACCGCGTTTTCTAGCAACTTCACACAGAATGGCGCTACCACGGCGGCTGGCGGTCAGTACTATGTGGGCGGCGCACGATCTGCTCAAGCCAGCTATTCGGCCGGAGGCACCTCCGGCGCTTCTGCGGGTTCATTGTTCGCGGCCAATGATATCGTCATACTGAGTAGCGGCGCCACTTGGTGGGAGGAGGTCGTCGGTTACGAGTTGGACGTTACTATGCAGACTGGCGCCTCGTGCAACTATCGGCACGGCATGAAGTTGGTCACCGGGGGCGCCGGAGCAGGAGCGCAAGGCAAAGACTACGGCTACACCCTTGCGGCAAGCAGCGTTACAACGGCCGGGATGGATGTCGGCTATGCGTTCGGCGATCCCTATGGCTGGTGGCCGGTGAAACCGGGCGGGATACTGTTCGGCACCGTTGCTGGACAAGCAGGCGGTCCAGCATATGCCGCCGCGTGGGGCATCGATTTCAGCGCCGTCGCATTCAGTGGTGGCCTGATCCGTGGCCCAGGGTTCAACGTTAGTGGGACGGGTGCGGTAAACGCTAGCGCGATAAACGCTGGCGCTGGTCTGCATTGTGGCTCCCAGTTAGCCAGCGGGGCCGGCGATTTCTCGAAACATCTCGATCTGTATGGCGGGCAATTTGGCCTGACTGTCACAAGCAGCGTTCTGAATGTCGTGAGTGCCGACACCCATTTGTTTTATTCTGGTGCCACGAACATCGCCAGATTGAACAGCGGTGGTCTGTATCTACCGACTGGCGGCGTCGCATTTCCTACCGCGACCGCGTCGGGACCGAGCGACTTCAGCAAGCAGATCAACCTTTACAACGGACAGGCAGGGATCAGCATAACGGGCGATACCAATCTTAATTATGTCGGGTTCGGCAACCATGTGTTTTATGCCGGTGCGACGCTGGTGGGACAGGTCAACGCCACCGCGATCACCAGCGTCGGCGGCCACCAGGTCGGCGGCACTTCCGGCCCGACCTGGACCACCGGTAGCGGTGTGCCATCCAGCACACAGCCAGTCGGCTCGCTCTACTCGCGTGTATCCACGTGGGCGGCGGGCGCAACGCTGTACGTGTCCAAAGGCGCGGGCGCGTGGACTGCCGTGGCTTCAGTGTAGGAACAGCGACACATGGACATGCAGCCGATCGAGCCGCACCGACCGATGACCGTGCAACTCACCGCCGAGCAGTGGAACGCCGTGATGCAGCATCTGGACATGGGCCAGCATCGCGTGGTGCGCCCCATCATCGACAGCCTCGTGCAGCAACTCCAGCAGCAGTCGCAGCCACGGTTCTCCATGGAGGCCACTGACAATGCCTGACGGTGTGAGCATACCCGGCGGGCCGTCGTTCGCTGGCTCACCGTCGTCGAGCGTCCCCGGTGGCCCTGACTTCGTTGGCAACCCGCAGCCGCCAGACGTGCCGTGCGATCCGGTTGGTGATGCGTGGCGCGGGCCTCCTGGGCCTCCGGGGCCGCCAGGGCCTGCTACACCGGGTCCGGCAGGACCAACTGGGCCAGCATCTACGGTGCCGGGTCCGACCGGACCAGCAGGGGCCGACAGCACCGTTCCAGGCCCACCTGGGCCAACCGGGCCAGCCGGCGCAGCTTCGACCGTCCCTGGCCCCACCGGCCCACAAGGTCCGCAGGGCGTTCCTGGCACACCCGCCACCTCACGCAACACTGCCAAGCTGCAAGCCCAGTGGGTCACGGGTGCCATCGTTGCCAATGATACCGTGTGGCTCGTCTACGATGCGCCTTACAACGGCACCATCAACAGCCTGACCTACTTCACCGGCAATGGCAGCTTCAGCGTCGCGATCCAGATCGCCGGGACGAACGTGACCGGACTGGGTGCGATCAGCGTGAGCAGTGTGGTGCCGGCGACCGCGACAGCCACGGCGGCGAACACCTTCACAGCCGGACAGCGCATTACCGCCGTCATCACCGCCGCGACCGGCGCCCCAACCGATGCGTTGCTGTCGCTCGCCGTGACGTGGGCTTGAGTGACAACCATCTTTCTCACCAGCGGCACGACGTGGGCGGTGCCAGCGAACTGGAACAACGCCGCGAACAGCATCGAATGCATCGGTGGTGGCGGCGCTGGCCTCGATTCGAACTCGGCACATGCAGGATGCGGTGGAGAGGGCGGGCATTATGCAAAGTCTGCCAACATCAGTTTAACGCCTGGCGGTAGCGTCAATATCGCGATCGGCGCTGGTGGCGCGCACGGCACGGTCAGCACCGCGACGAATGGCGGCACTACCTGGTTTGGCGGGCCAAGCGGGTCGAGCCTGGCCACGTCGAGCTGTGGCGCTCTAGGTGGCGCGCACGGCACCAACACCGTCAGCAACGCGACCACGGCAACGACCAACGATGTCGGCAATGTGGTTGTGCGCGCGGGCGGCTTTGGTAGCGGCATAGGCAGCGATCATTCAGGCGGCAACGGTGGTGGGGGTGCCGCTGGACCGGGTGGCACTGGCGGCGGCGGCGGTAATGACGGCACCAGTTCCAGCACTTTTGGCGGGGCTGGCGGTGGCGGCGCCGGCAACACGGGTGGCAACGGCGGTGTGGGCAGCAACACAACCAGCAACACAGGCGCGGTAGGGGGCGCCGCTGGCGACGGAACCGCTGGCGGTGCTGGCGGAATAACCGGCACCACGCCAGCAACGGCCGGTTCTCATGGATCTGGCGGTGGTGGTGGCGCGGGCGGGGCAGCCGCAGGCAACCCCAACATGATAGGCGGGAATGGTGGGTCGGGTGTCGAGAGCGCCTGGGACGCTTCGCACGGTCCTGGCGGCGGCGGTGGTGGTGGCGGTGCCATAAGCCTCACTGTCGCGGCAGTAGGCGGTAACGGCGGTCTCTACGGCGGAGGCGGTGCCGGTGGGAGTTGGGGCAATACCACGATCCTCGCCAATGGTGGCAACGGGGCGCAGGGCCTCATCGTCATCATCTACACGCCGCGCATCATCAACGGCCCCATCGTCACGATGATCGGATAACCCATGCCCAGCTTCGCCATGACGGTGCCCTACATGCGCACCTCGCCCGTCCACATCCCGCGCCGTGACCTCGTGCTCGGCCGCGCGGACTCGCTGTTTCTGCGTGTCACCGTGGTCGACAGCGACAGCGTCTGCGCCCAGGCGATCGAACTATCCGGCGGCATCGGCGGCCCCGCGCTCCAGATGCTGGTCTGGCCCGATCAGCACGGCCGCTCCTCGTGGGACTATGGTGCTTACTGGCACTGGCCGCAGTGCCCGCAGACGGTGCTATGGGTGGGGACTGGCGTGATCTCGGATGCGCTGGGCGCGTTCGACATCAGCTTCCCCTCCGGCACCATGTCGGGCTGGCCACGTCGCTGCCGCTGGGCTGTGCAACTCAACTACGACACGCAGGGCGTCGAGGTGCTGATGACCGGCATCCTCCACGTCCGCATGGTCGGCATGACGTTCTCGTTCGCAGCACCCATCCTGGAGACCGATACTTATATCCCGATCCACAGCGACATCGAGGAGCAAGTCCTGGCATGAGCGGCGGCAGCATCCGCATCATCGAGATGCCGGACCTCGGAACGGTCACCGACGCCACCTCGTTCGTCGGGGAGCGCGCAGGATCGGGCCGCTTTTCCGCTACCGCGCTGCGCGACTACGTCTCTGTCGGCAGCAGTGGAACCGGGGTCGCCAATGTGCGTGATTACGGCGCGTTGGGTGATGGCGCCACCGACGACAGCACAGCGATCCAGGCCGCCGTGGCAACCGGAATGCCGGTATTCATGCCGGCAGGCAACTATCGCATCACGTCACAGATCAATTGCAGCACCCGCGGTCAGGCAATCCGCGGTGCCGGCCGCCAGGCCACGTTTATCAGGATAAGCGGGCCAAGTGCCGGCTTCAGCGCCGGGATTTTCAATGTCACCAACTCGACTGCCGGAACGGATGCGTGCCAGTACTTCTCCGACTTCACTGTGGCCCTCGCGCAGCCCAATACCGCCGTCCGCGCCTCGCTCAACAGCTATCCGCCAGTGTTCTATCTCAATGCCGCCTCGCGCTGTCAGTTCGAGAACGTGCGCCTGGCGGGCGGGATAGACGGCATCTACATGGCCGGTAACTGCGGGGGGTTCCGGGCGTTCGCCTGCGACTTCGCCTGCTATGGCCGGAACATCTACATCGACGGCAACCTTGATGTGACCTCGTTCACCGACTGCGAGGTGTGGCCGTTCAGCGACACCGGCATTATGACCGCCAACCAACAGAAGATCTTCTACGACGCCAACTGTTACGGCATTCTCAGCCTGCGGAATGACTACCTAGACTGGAAGGGCGGGCTGTTCCTGGTGGGGCGGGCCGCGGTGTTCCAGAACCAGCCGTCCGGATCGTGGCCTGGATGGACCTACGGCTCGATCGTTGGCTGTGGCTTCGATACCTTCGGCGGCCTGGAGGTGGCTGCCGGCAACATCCTCACCGACAACTGCACATTCAGCGTGGGTGGCGATCCAACGCAGGCGAAAAACGCGGTGCGGCATACCGGCGGTGTCGTCACCGTCCGCGGCGCCAAGTTCTTCACTGGCAGCACCGGGATCGCCAATAACAGCTTGGTCTATTCCAACGTGGCGAGCGGCGCCGCCGGGTTGATCGTATCGGATTGTAGCTTTGAAACAGGGCTGCTTGATGTTCGTGCTATCTACTGTGCGTCAGCCAACGACTATTTCTCGGTGGCCATCGTCGGCAATCAGCTCAATCGGGTGGCCAGCGGAACCTACACCACCAGCATGATAGAGCTGGCCGGCGGCAATGGCGCTGTCACCAACAATATCGCCTGGAATGCCACCGGCACGGTCACCAGCGTCCCGTGGCTCGGTATCGACGCAAATAGCGGGCCGTACATGGTGCGCGGCAATATGGCAAATGGCTGGGCCACCACGGTCGTGAGCAACATTATACCCAGCGCGAGCCTGATAACGCTACCCGCCGTCATCGGCGACGCCATGCCCGAGGTGATTATCAGCGGCAACACGACGATCGGCAGCATGACATATAGTAAGAACATCGGCACCAACGCGGCCTATGGTGGGTTGACGGTGACGCTGTTTTTCCAGGCCACGATCACCATTACCAGTGGCACAGCTGGAACCGCCGGGCAGTTCTTGCTGAACGGCAGGACTAACTTTATCGCTAATGTCAACTCCAGCCTTACCGTGCAGCTTACTACCTCAGGCAACTGGCAAGAGATTGGACGCTGCCTATGAGCAACACAATTCGCATCGTCGAGATGCCGGATCTCGGCGTCGTTAACGACAGCTCCTCGGTGGTTGGCGAACGAGCAGGCTCCGGGCGCTTCGCCATGCCGGCGGTGCGAACCTACATGGGCGGCACGTTCGCCACGCAGGCCGCGCTCAATGCCGAAACGGCGGCGCGGATCGCGGGCCAGGGCATCAACGTCAGAGAGCACGGCGCGCTCGGCAACGGCACCACCAACGACTCGGCGGCGTTCAACGCGGCGCTGAACGCGGCGTCCTCGGCGGGCGGCGGCCTCGTGGTGGTGCCGATCGGAGCCTATCGGATCGACCCGATCAATATTCCCGAGAACGTGGCGCTGTGCGGCATGATACCCGGGCCGCCCGACGCCTACACCGACCCGCTCGTGAACAACAAATACTGCACACTGCTCGCCAATTCGACGGGCACGCAGTTGGTGTTTCTTAATACCGGATCATCGTTGCAGGACGTACTGATCCACTATCCGCAGCAGGTGCTGGCATCGGCCACGACGCCGAACGTCTATCCAGCCGCCATCTACATGGCCGACCGTTGCTACGTGCGGCGCGTGACCACCACCAACGCTTACATCGGCATCGATGTGCGCGGCGGGCGGAGTTTGATCGAGGATTGCAAAATCGGCGCGTTTTATATCGGCATCGATGTGGATACGGTCGCGGATTATACCTACATCGACCACGTTATGATCGAACCATTCTGGGATACCATGTTCGGTCTTCCGGTGGGCCAACCGATCGATGCGTGGGTGCTCACCCACGGCGTTGGCATCAACGTCTCACGGGCGGATGCCCTGTCGATTGCAAGCGTTGGCGTGCTGTATCGTTATGTCGGCATTCAGTTGACGGACGGAGCGTCCGAGACCCCTCCAAATTCGTATGGACATATGGCTGACATCGATCTGGACACCGTGCAGTTTGGGATAGTCGCGCGATCGACTGATAACGCCGCTTACGGCTGGCAGATCATTCATTGTAATGTCGGATCATGCGATCATACGGGTACGCCAGGACAGGCGGCGGTCGCGTTGCAGGCCGGCGGTGCGAACGCGCCAACCATTACGTGGCTGGGCGGTAGCGTGCGCGGCACCTGGGCAAGCGCGGGCGGCTACTCCATCGCGGCAGGCGTCCTCAACCTCGAGAACGTGCGCGGCATGACAGGCACGGGTTACATCAGCACGCCGCCAGCGGTCCCCGCTTCCAGTAGCACGGTCACCAACCCGTATCCCTACCGCTGTGGCGTGTATCCCACCGGGTTCAATCAGATGTCGATCAACGGCAATCAGACCGGAGCCGTGGCGCCTGGCTATATGGAGATATTGCCCGGACAGACGATCGGCGTGGCCTACAGCGGCACGCCTTCGTGGAAATGGTTTTCCCTGTGAGCGATACTGCATCCGCATTGGCTGCCGCGCCGAAGACGGGAATGCGGCGTATCCCGTTCCCGCTCGAAAGCTATCAGCACAACAGTCCGGCTTTGCAGCACAAGCGTTTGGTTAATCTCATGGCCGAGGCGGAACCCGCCGACAGCCGAACCGCCGCCGCGCTGGTGCCAACGCCGGGGATGGACGATACCGGCGAGCGGCTTGGCGGCGGCCCGATCAACGCCATGAACTGCGATATCGCCGGAGTGCTCTACGCCGTGAGCGGAGGGAGCTTCTTTCGCCGCTCGGTCTCGGTCGGCGGCACGCTGACGATCACCGACCTGGGCTTTGTCGGTTTCCCGTCGCTGCCGGACTATCCGCAGCACATCCTCTCCACGATCGCCTGCGGGCCGACCGCGTGCGTGGTGTGCGTGCCACCGAACGCCTTTACCTGCGCGCATGACGGGCCGCTGAACCAGATCGGTGGGGACTTTTCCGGCGCGCGCAGTGTGACCTACCTCGACGGATACTTTGTCTATACCGCCGAAGACGGGCGGTTCTTCGCCTCGCGCCTGTTCGATCCGCTGGATTACGACGCGCTCGACTTCGCCTACGCCGACGCCGACAGCGACATCGTGCGGCGCGTCATGTCGCTGGGCGGCCTGTTGTGGTTCATCGGTGATCGCTCGGTCGAGATCTGGTATGACGCCGGATCGTCCGGGTTGGAGACGACGCCTGGCATTTCGTTCTTTCCGTTCCGGCGCCAGTCGGGCGGCGTCATCCAGCACGGCACGCTGTCGGCCAAGACATGCGCCATCGCGGATGGCTCGCTGTTCTGGGTCACCGCTGACTGGATGGTGATGCGCTCCGTTGGGATGAAAGCGAAGCGGATATCGACGCACGCCATCGAAGACCTGTTGCGATTCATTCCGCTGACCGATATCAACAACGCCTGGGCCTATAGCCAGAACGGGCACACGTTCTACGTGCTCGACCTGACCTCACGGACGCTGGTGTATGACTGCGCGACACAGGCTTGGCACGAGCGCGCCAGCTCGGTGGACGTGACCGGCGGGTGGCGCTGCACCGGGCCGCAGCTTTCGTCGATCAATCAGATATTCGCCGAACGCACGACAGGACGGCTCGCGCTGCTCAACCCGGAGGTGGGCCAGGAGTTCGGCACCGAGGTAGCGCGGCAATACATCACACCACCGCTATGGGCCGATACCAACCGGGCGTTCTGCTCACGGCTGGAACTGGAGATGGAGATCAACGAGGCGCCGGTGACGCTGGAGTGGTCGGACGACGCTGGCATCACCTGGTCGACGCCGCGCGTTCTGACGCGCTCCGGGGCCACGCGGCGGACGCAGCGCATGGTGGCGACGCGACTGGGTAGTTTTCGTGAACGCATGTTCCGGGTGACGACTGTCAGTCGGGCCACATTTTACGCGCTCGCCGCGGACATCAGGGCAGGGGTGGGCGGCTGATGTCCGTGACGCTGCCCCCACGGTTGCAACCGCCGGCCAACGACCCGCCGGTGGCGGACGACGGACGGCATTCAGACGCATGGACTGGCCATCACCAGGCCGTCTCCGACCGGCTGGACAGCATTACGCAGACGATTATGGCGAAGGCCGGGGTGACTGACGGTAGCGAGGCCACGGCGGGGCAAATTGGCGAGTTCATGACCGCATCGGCCAGTGGGGTGGGACTGTCGGACAACGTGGTTACGAATGTTGTGTCACTGGACCTGACGGCGGGCGACTGGGACGTGTCCGGCAATGTGGGGTTGGTGACTGGCGGCGGCACACACGTCACGTTTGCAGTCGGCATCGACAGCATCGATACGCAGATCATGGCGACGTTTCCGACCGGGGGGATTAACCAGGTCATGAATACCGCGACGCGACGGTACAATGGGACGGCGACCGCGACGGTGTGGCTGGTGGCGCTGGCGGCTGGCAGCAGCAGCGCGACGGCCTCGGGGAGCATTCGCGCGCGTAGGATGAGATGACCGTGTGCTAGATATGGAAATGCCGGCAGGATGATCTGCCGGCAAATCCGAGGAGGGAAAGGCGATGAAGCGCCTCAAACTCCTGCCGTGGATAGTGGTGGTCGTGGCCGTGAAGGTCAAGATCATCCTACGCCGCAGGTAGGGTCGGGCGCCAGTCACGCTGGCGCCCTTCCCCGGAGGGGTGATGCAGCGTTTCCAACTCATCCATGCTGGGCTCGATGTGGCGCCGATCCTGGCGGAACTCGATGCGGCGCCCGAGCTGTGGGACGCCGACACCGACCGCACCGAACGCGACGGCTCGCCCCACGCAGACAGCAGCGACATCTGGTTGCGTTGGTTCCCCCGGACCTCGCTGGCGACTGATGCGGATTTCAACGCGGTCGGAAAGTGCGAGTTCTGGCCGGCGTGGCATCGCCTGCCCTCACTGCACAACGTCGTATGGGCACTCATGAGCACCCTGAAGGCCACAGAACTCGGCGGCTGCCTGTTGACCCGGCTACCGCCTGGCGGGCGCATCCTGCCGCACCAGGACGATAGCTGGCACGCATGGCACTACAACCGGAAGGTCTATGGCGTGCTGCGCAGTAATCCGTGGTGCATCAACCGCTGCGAGGACGAGGCGGTGAGCTTCCGTGCTGGCGAGTTGTGGTCGTTCGTGAACACCGTGCCTCATTCGGTTGAGAACGGAGGCGAGACTGAGCGGGTCGCGGCGATCTTCAGCTTTCGGTGCGAGACATGAAACGCGCGCCCAACCAGCCCGAGACGGTCAGCCTGACGATTTACGCCGGTATATACTATCGCGTATACCGTATCCCCGACGCTGACACGCTGATACCCCAACATGGGCACGAGTACGGGCACCTCACCGCGCTATTGCAAGGGCGCGTTCGGTTGTGGCGAGAGGGCGATGACGACGGGCCGACCGAGTACTGCGCGCCGGCTACGATCCGCATCCCCGCACACATCATGCACTCTTTTTTGTCGCTCACGCCGGGCGTTGTACTGGCTTGTATCCACAACGCGGACCACCTCGAGGCGGACGAGCCTGCGGTGGCGACTGAGCACCATCTAAGCTTCGAGGAGGACTGAGGTGGCAGACAGCACACGCCATCTGACGTTTGATGAGGTTCATGCCATCGTCATGGCTCGTTCGATACCAGAGCCTAATTCCGGGTGCCTATTGTGGGATGGCTTGGTTGTCCGTCAGCATCCAGGCCACAAGGGTCTCTATGGTGCCATTAGGCTGAACGGTAGAATGGTGAAGACTCACCGTGTCGCCTATCAAGCAGATCACGGACCGATCCCAGATGGAATGCACGTTCTACATCGCTGTGATGTCGGGTTGTGTTGTAATTCGGAACATCTGTTCCTCGGTACCAACGACGAGAACCACGCGGACAAGGCTGCGAAGGATCGCGGCAAAAAGAAGCTCACTCACGCAAAAGCAAGGGAGATACGGGCAATGGCTGCTTCAGGTATTACCCATGGACGTATTGCTGCGGCATTCGATGTGCGGCAAAGCACTGTGTCTCGTATAGTGAACGGGACTCGAAGAATGTCCACGTTTGGAGTAACTTAACTGCCTTTCGCGGTCGCGGCGGCTGGGATCGGTGCTGTTGGCACGATTGCCGGCGGCATCATGCAGAACCAAGCCATCAAGTCTGGGCAGTCGGCGGCCAATAAGGCCATACAGCAGGGTATTGAGACTGCGACGAACCAACTCTCGCCGTGGACCACGGCGGGGAAGCCGGCGCTGGCGGATCAGTCTGATCTGCTGGGGCTGAACGGGCAGGACGCGGCCAACGCGGCAATGGCGAAGTTCCAGTCCTCACCCGGTTATCAGTTCCAGCTTAGCCAGGGCTTGCGGGCGACGGATGCCGGCGCTGCGGCATCGGGGATGCTGCGCTCGGGCGCGGCGCTCAAAGCGGAGCAGACGTTCGGCCAGGGCCTGGCGGACAGCGATTTCGGCTCCTACTGGAACCGGCTGCAGCAGCTATCGGGGAGCGGACTGAGCGCGGCTGGTGGCATTGCCAGCGCAGCGACCGGCGGGGCTGCCGACATCGGCAAGATCGATACGTCAGCGGCGGGGGCGCAGTCCTCGATCTACGGCAACGTTGCGAGCAGCCTTGGCGGGACCGCCAATCAGTTGCTGGGTAATCAGCAGTTTCAGAATTACATCGGTGGTGGCGGTGGCGCCTCCACATACGCGCAAATGCCCGGCGTTGACATGGGGTGGGCCATCTGATGTCCTTTTCATTCTCAAGCCCGCAGGTATCGCCGACCCCGAACGTGCTGTTTGATCCGCTGATGGCGGGGAAGCAGCAGGCGCAGACGAACCAGTTGCAGATGCAACAGCTCGATCTGACTGCGGCTGACCACGAGCAGGTCGGGCGGCTTGCGGCTGGGCTGCTGAACATCAAAGACCCAGCGGCGCGCGCGCAGGCGTATGCGCAGGGGGTTGGGGTGCTTCAGTCGCAGGGCTTGGCGAAGTACGCGCCCCCGACGCTGCCGGACGAGCAGTCGCTGCAGATGCTGGTCAGCCAGACCATTCCGGTCCAGGACCAGTACAAGATGGGCATCATCAGCCCGCCGGGACTGACCGACGCGCTCGCCGCATCGAGGGCGCC